TTGGAGCAGGGCAAAGTACATTTGTAACCTGTTCAATTCTTGCAGCGTTATTTGTAATTGCTGCTAAATCATCTTTATCATTTAAAGTTGATCCAAAACAAGCTATAAACGGTTTAAATGTTAATCCGCTATATCTACCTGTTGGATTTGATGCATCTGGTATTCCATTAAATTGCTCTAAAGCAGTAAATTGAGCCGAACCATAAGAATTTAAAACTACAGTGTACCAATCATCACCAAATTGCGATAATGAAGCTGCTAACGTTACGGATCCAGCACCATTTACTCTAGTTGTTTGTGCATATGTAACACCTGCTGCATTATTTGAATTGTCAAAAGATGTTTTAACCTCTGATGATGTTGTTCCTTTCCACTTTGAAACTAGCGTTAAAACTCCAGCAACATTTGTGGCAGTAAAAGAACTACCTAAAACAGCCGTTATTGCATCTTTAATTTTTCCAGCAATTATAGTTGGCGTATCACCTAAAACAACCGAATATTCATATGATTGAAAATCTAAAGTTTTACGCCCTCCAATTACCACTGAATGTGTAGCATTTGCCGTTGCTGTTCCTGTTACGGTCCAGGTAACTGTTGTTGCCGTTGCACCTCCATCTGTAATTTGAGGGAATACATCTGTTGGAATTCCACCAACTCCATCACCAGAAATAGGGCGTAAAATACGCATCATTTGGTGTATCGGTGAACCGTAACCATAAGTTTCTGCAGCCTCTTGCGCTGATGTTATTTCTTTTCTGTTTGTACTTAGTCCTGTTTGATTAGCAGTGTTCGCCTCCCCAAAGATAGCTATTCGCTGACCTAGATTTGGCGTTGTGTTGTCAAAAGAACCCTTTTTTATTTTGTAGCCAGAAACTCGTGAACGCCTTTCTGGTGCTACAGCGGTTGATAATGCCATTGTTTATGTTGTTAATTTATATTGATAACCCTTTTCTGTTAAACCTAGTTTTACACTAGTAAAAGAATTGGCAATGGTTACTCCCTGCCAAACCTCTTGATTTTCTAAAATTCTGACTGAAAAATTCAGTCTAGCCATTGATGTAAATGAACTATCTTGTGCATTCGTGCTATCAAAAACCTCAAAATTCTCACAATATGTACCACTAATTATTCCGTTAGGTAAAGATAGTGTTTTATATTTGGTTGATTGTAAAATAGCTCTGCACATTCCAATAAATTTATCTCTAAGCTGTGATGATTGATACCCACCAATACTATTCATATTAGCTTTTCCAGATGTAAAAACATCAATATAATATGAAGTGTTACCCATTGCATCATGCTCATTTATTGAGCCATAATTTGATGAGTCTAACAACACATTAACCATTATTTGTTCATCTTGTTGAAACGGAGTTGATCGTCCGACATATACGTTAATATCTTCTGAAAAGCCTTGTAGCGTCTTTTGATTTAACAACTCCGTTGTCAATATTGCACCAATAGAATCTCTGACTTTCTCAAATCCTTGTTCCTGTATTATGTTAGTTATTAACGCCATTATTCAAAATCCCCTAAAACACAAGCTATTAATCCAAATGTTTCAGATGGAAATACCTCGATAATTACATATAATTTTACAACTCCAGAACTATCAACTACAGAAACTTTGTGATTTCTTAGTGCTACTTCTTTCCTTGCATTTCTAACTGGATAATTGGCATCTAATAAGACTTTTTCATCCAATGTAATATGAGCGTTTTTACTGTTTATAGCATTTCCATCTGAATCAAAATTAATCCAGTGTTTCGAAGCTAATCCAGTAACATTTAAAGTAATACCCAAATCAGGAGTTTGCAACTTTATGTTTTCCTGGAAACCCATAGAAGTTACAGCCTTTTTTGCCATTGCTTTTGCCATATTAAATAGATGTCCAGCCATAATTATTTATCATCTGCTTTTGCTTTTGCCTTAGCGTCTGCATCTGCTTTTTTATCCTTTACCAACTCAACATATTTCCCTTTTAAAGCTCCTTTTTCATCAGGTAATAATTTACCATCAACAAAATCACCACTTTTAGCAATTGTATTATCTTTCAATAATAATGCTATTACTTTAACTCTATACTTTGCCATTGTTTTTTATATTTTAAAAAAGGGGTTTAAGAAAATCAAACCCCTTTAATTATTATTATGCTAATACTTGTGCAGTGTAAATTTTATCAATTGTAACTGGCATAACTAATGGAGCTGCACTAGTTTCAAATATTCTACTCATTGTTCTTTGATCCGTGTATGCTCTATTGTAATACTCCGTTTCTAATGCATATGGCATTCCTCCAGAGTTTAATGCTGGAATTGCACCAAATACTGTTTTTGCTTGAAAATCATCAGGAACCATTACAAATAAATTACCAGCTAAATAATAATTCATTGCACCACCTGCAGTTGTTTGATAACCCTGGTTATAAGTCCAAATGTTTATAATGAAATCACCCGTTGCCAATCTACCTTGAAAAGCCATACCAGTTGCATTATCCATTTGAGGAAAATCAACATCTACTCTGTTAATTCTTCTAAAATCACTTTCAGCCTTAAATTTAGTGTTAGCCATTAATGCACTGAACGCCTCTCTACGCATGTAAACGTTTGCCGTATTTCCTCCAGAATTACCCTCATCACGTAAAAACGTCATTCCATCTTCAAAATCTTTGAATGGATCTGATGCTGCAGCACTCCAATAAGCAGCTGCACCAACATCAACAATTGATGCCGCTTTACGCTTGTAATCAATATTAACTGAATTAGTAAGTGAAACAATACCAGTTTGCAATACATCTGCATGTTGCTTTTGGATGTTACGCTCTACCATTTCACGGTTTTCATTCATTCCTTTTACAGTTTCCTTGGTCATCATTTGAATCTGAGGTCCTATTGGAGCTATAGATGAACCAAAAGTAGTATCATAAACTTTATCAGCTGAAAAATTGTAATCCAACTTAAAATAAGGTGGTGTAAAAATCTTTTCTGTTGATCTTGTTCTTTTTGTAGCTGATGCATTTGCAAAACGCATAATGTCAACGGCTATCAATTTGTTGTTCCTACGAACCTCTAAAGAAATATCTCTAGTTGGTGTCGTTTCTCTTGGAAACAATCCAGCAAAACCCGATTTTACTAAAATTGTTTCATCAAATACCGCAATTACTTTTTGCGTTATTAATTTCTTGTGTTGTAATAAACTTAGTGCCATATCTTAATTATCGTATGATGTTAATTCTGTTACTGGACGTGGATCGAATCCAATACCTGTTAAAATGTCTTTTAAATGTTTTGCGCCAACTGTTGTGTCTAATGTCACACCTGCTGGTAATACTAGTAAACCACTATCCAATTCACCTTGTATTGCATAGCTTACTTTTGCAGTTCCTGCAATCGCTAATGTTTCAGCATTAGTTACTCTTAACACTCCAATTACGTTTGCTAATGTAGCTCCTGCAATTGCTGGTATCACTTGACCTGCATTTGCAATATCTCTACGTACCAAAATTCCTTGTTCTAAATCTAATGCAGCACCCGTATTGTTTAAAAACGTTGCTGATTGATATTTGTTGTCAAACAAAAATACAACCTCAGTGGAAATATCCAATGTTGATTGTGCTGATGTGACGTTTCTTTCGTTATATTTTCTTGCCATCTTGTTTTAAATTTTAAAGGTTTGCGTCTTTACCGTAAAGAGCTGCCATTTCTTTTTGCTCTGCAGTCAAAACATCTTTTTGTGATTCATCAACTACAATATCTGGAGTTGAGTCCTTTTTCATTGAAGCAATTCCGTTCATGTTGTTTTGCTTAACAAATAGCTCTTGCATTTGCGTTTGAGTGATGTTTTCACCACTAGCAATTCCATTTTTAACCGTTTCAATGTCTGTGTTTGCATGAGCCATCCATGCGCCTGCACGGTCTTTTTCAGCCATTACACCCTCATTGTGGACTTGACCACATAAATCAGGGTGATTGTTTTTTAATTCCTGTAATGTCATTACACTGTTGTTTAAATTATTATTATTATTACTCTTATTACTCTCTACTAAAATACTATTTACAACATCCTCAAACGATCCAATTGAATCAACCATTGAGCCTAAAACATCACCAGCACTAAACATTGCACCTGTTGTTTGTTCCTCTTGTATATTTGGCCTATCTTGTTTTATTGCATTTAAAAATTTCTCGTTAGCTGGATTTAATAAATCTTCAATCATAGGTTGAAAATTATCATTATTTATAGCCTCTTCAAAATTAATGTTCTTTTGTGTTGATTTAGTGGCATAAATACGAACGTGTTTAACTCCGTTTTCATCTGTTGCCGACTTTGGAAAACCTGCAAACTCAATAAACGTCCCTAAACTACCAAATTTATTATCAGCGCTTTCACTTACTATATAATCACAAGCGGAAATGATACCATAACAAGCACTTGCAGCAATTTCACCTTCTTCAACAAAGGCATATGTTGGTTTTTTCGCCTCTCGTATAGAATCTGCCATGACTTTGATTGCATTTCCTGCACCTCCACCACTTTTAGCATTGATAATATGTCCTTGAATACGATTATCAGCATCCATTGTGCGGATTTGTTGGGCCATTTGTTTGGTCCCATTACTAGATGCACCACCATTTTTAGTAATAACACCATCTAAATTAACAACATTTATTAATTCAGCATCATTATTCGAGGCTTTTCCACTATCACCAATAAAACCAACATTTTTAGTGTCGTATAATTGGAATGAGTTCATTTTTTCCTCACTAGCTTCAAACTTTACGCCATTTCTAAAGTCCGTAAACATCTGCCACAACGCGCCAAACGTGTTGCTATCAACCATCCAAGGTGTATTTCCGTAAATCTCTTTTGCTAAAGGAAAGTTTATCATAAAACAAATATATTAAATTATTTTGAATATATACTAATATTATTACTATATTGCATCAAGTTTACTTTTCATAATAGTATATTTATTTTTTTAGTTAGTTAGAAAAAGCCTTTATTAATTTAAAGGCTTTTTTTGTTCCAGTTTTTTGTGATTTTCTCAACTGTACGCGCTCCAAAATAACCTCCGTAAACAACCAATAATAAACTACTCAGTAAATTAATCCACTCGTTTTTAACTGTAAAACCTAAAATTGAACTATCCAACACAATGTAAATACACAATGTAAGAGTTAAAAAAGCTAATACTAATGGACGTATATTTTTACTTAGCCAACTATCAGACATCATATCACTATTCCATCGTTTAGTAACTTCTTGCATTTCTATTTTATCAAACTCAATCTCTTCTAAAAGAAATTCTTTATCCTCTGGTGATATTTTACCGTTTGATCTTATCTTATCACCTAACAACTCCAAACCTTTTAAACCTGTAATTGTTCCAGCAACTGATAATAACTCAGGAGCAACGTTCTTTCCTTGACTCAACAGCCATTTTAAAGCTGTACCAACTCTAGTTTTTCCGTTTATATCTTTGTACTTTGGTTTTGGTTCTGTCATAATTACCAGTCAGCTGCTCCATTTAATAAATCATCTTCACCCCAACTATTACCCTCTTCTCTTTTTTTCATATCTATATATTTTTTAAAATAGTTTTGTGGTCACAATCCACATTAATACACTTTTGTTAAGGGTTTTTCTTGTTGCCAAGATGCAGCACGTATATTTCCCTAAGCCGAATTGTGTTTTTTGCTTAACTACCTATTTTTAAAAACAACCAACAACACGCTAATTAATATCTACCAAAATTTAATGCATCTTTTACAAACCGTAAAAATGTGTTGTTGGTGTGTTACTTATTTATTTAATTGGAAATGTGGCATATCAACAAACTTTGTCCAATCACCACCCCATTCTAATTTTACATTATACCTATCCTTTGCAACCAATTTAATATGGTCCGCAATAATAGTTAAATCTTTTTTACCCCATGATGCAGATCCATTTTTGTAAACGTAAATATCAAAAGCATTTCCGCTTTGGTGATACGATTTCTTATTGAATCCATCAAGTTGGCTTTTCTTTTTTCTGAACAAATCATTTTGTTCAATCGCGGTCCTCAAACCTCCGTATTCTGGAATACCAAAATCAATTGGACTAGTTTTAATTGCCTCAACAATTATAGCAATCAACAATGGATTTACACAATCCAAACGGTTTAAACTTCTTTTACTTAATTTAAAACTCATAATCAGTCCCTATTTTGTTTATTCTCAAGAGCTACTTTAATATATGTTAACTCTTCAAAAATAAGTTTAGTATCTTTTGTGTCTGTACGTATTATTTCATCCAACTTATTTAACACTTTATTGTTAATCCTTTCGTTATTAGTTATACGAATATTAGACTCTGTAAGTCTTGTTTCTACTGAATTACCCCATGTAATAATAATTACAAAAACTGGTATTAAAATAGTTAACAAATTCCCCAATGTTATTTGGTTTTTCATTGCTTTCTCGATTGGCATTTGAAATTAAATATTAAAATTAGTACTATTAATAGTGGTAATTTATATACAGATAATTGCTTGTAAAACAAGAAATAATCAAGTATATCCAAAACACTTATTATTAAAAAAGGTAAAATCACAGACCTTGTACTCTTCATAGATTTACTATACCATAAATAAAGTATAGTTGCTATAGTAATCATGTTACTACAGTCAAGCAATATATTCGAAACTAGCCTACCTCCGTTTGGGTGAAGATAAAACAAAAATACATCTGCTCTTATTCCAGTACCTATTAAGTACTTATAAGCACCTCCGAAAAATACGCAGATGCTTAATATTGTAATTATATATGAGTTTGATTTACTCATTATACTGGTTCTTCTTCCTCTTCTGGAGGTGGTAAATCTCCGCCTATAGAACTGCCTTTTGAATGTGTAGAACCTACATCCTTTGTGGCAATGAAACCAACTCCAACAACTAATAATAAGAAATCAGTAACCTCGATCCCTCCATTATTATATATATTCCAACACAATCCAAGCAATGCAATTACTCCAATCAATGTTGTTTTCCAACTTTTAAAAATATTTCTCATATTACAAATATAGTGTTTTTTTTATTAAGGAACATCATTAACTATATCAGCACTTGTCATGTTATTCATCAACAACATTACAAATCCAAAACTATCATTTAGGACTGGGTATGTGTCACCATCCCCCATCCTGTAACCAGTTGTAGGAGGTGTTGTTAATGTGCTCATATCAAAAGGAAATCCACCGTTATATAAATCCTCTGTAGACTTGACATCAAAAATATAAACCTCGTCTATTTTACAATCGTTTTTCAACCAATCATTACCTCCAGATCTTTTACCCATTTGCAATACATTACTATCTATAGAAGAACTCCAGCCAAAATTACCGTTACTATCTGAAGTCGATTGACTTACATTGTCAATACTTATATCAAATCTACTATAGTAATCATTAATAGATCCACTAGAAGATCCCGTAGTACCTCCATCATATCTGAATTTTAAATGTTTCCATGTGTTTAAAACTAATGAGTTATTAGAAGTTTTTAACCTTACAAAATTGTTTTTACTTCCATATTCCATGTAAACAGCCTGTTCACTTCCTTTGTAGTATATCCATATATGACCACCGTTATCATGATCCCCATCTCCAAAGTAAAAAATCGTTTGCTTTGCTCCACCTGTATGTGTCCCTGGTTTAAACCACAATGAAACAGTCCAAGCATCAGAAACACCAGAACCATTTGAGTCCCTACCCAAAGAAGTTGATAAATTAGAAGCAAAAGGAGTATTTAAATAGTCATTTTGAACAAATTTTATACTCTTAGTGTTTGAAAATGGCGGATTAGACACTGTAAGCACTAAAGTTTCAGAATCCATTCCATTATAATTTATAGCCTTATGAGGTATATTATAAGTCCCTAAGTTAAGATTTGACCCTCCTATTAATTTACGCACATTACCTGAAACAGTAGTTATCCCAGGTACATTTGTTAAATCCCATTCATAACCAACCCCATATAAAGCAGTCATTTCAAAATTTAAAGTTTCTCCTGTTGTTAGTTCTGCTGTTAATTGTGATGTTATAACAGGTATATTTGTAAACGGCGTTCCACTACTTGCAAAAATTGCGTTTAATGAATTTGTCGTATCTACTGAATTTGTACCATATGGATCATCGTTTTCATCTATAAATTCATCATACCTAGTATTTGAAACCAAATCTAAACTTCTGGCTAAATCTAAGATGTTTACATTGTCTACATCCACCATGCTCTGTGATGCTTGAAGGCTGTTTAAAAATTGAACTCCGTTTGCATCCTCTATAAATATAGCATTTGCATTTATGTCTTTGTATATCTTTACCATAATTAATATATAAAATATTTAACTGCTATACCATTATTAACCAATGTCCCTGTGGTGCTTAACTTAACCTGTAGCCTTGCCCCTCCTAATCTTGTGTTTTCATCTCCTATATATATATAGTTAGTCCCTACTTCTTTATAAGAAACACCAGAACCCCTGTCTAATCTAGGGATCGGCAATTCTAAAGGGTATTCAGACCCAGATTCACCTACAAAATATCTCATTTCTAAACTTGCATTGTTTGTGTCTGGTATAATATTAAAATCATGCCTTAAAAATAAATCATCATTAATTTTAAAGTCAGAAAATATAAGTTCACCTGTTAAAGGATTTAATAATTCTGATATACCTCCTGCTAACACACCTGTACACCTATTAGAAAACAACCCTAGACCATCGTTAGGAATATCAGTCCATGTATCTGCCACAAGTGAAATAGCTCCTGTTGTATCGTTATAATCTATCCACGAACTAAAACCTGAAGCTCCCCCGCTCGCTTGCGGGCTAGACTTTCCCAGCTCACTATCCAAATAACCATAAAGAATAGTTAAACTAACAAAAGCATCACCATTCTCATCAAGTAAAACACTAGTTAAAAAACTATCTTTTTCGCCAGCCTTACTGTTAAACTCACCCTCTAATCCGAAAAAATTAATCGTTGGATCTAATTCTGTTTCATTGTAAATCTGATATCTTACATCCTTTGATGGATGTCGAGAGTGTTCAGTACCATCATCATCCTTAATAATTAAAAAAAAGTTTCCCGAAATTTTTAATCTATACATATCTATTGGTTATTATATTTTTATTCTAACTTCTCCTGTAACAGTTTTATACATGTCATCAGCTATTAACCCCCCAACTCCAGCGGCAGTGTCATCAGAATATGTAGGTATTACTATATTAACTGTATTTGTTTTAAACGTTGCTTTAGCTACTCCGCTGGATTGTATAATGACGTCTTTACCTCTAATTATAATGTCTTTCCAAATAGCTCCTATTCTCTTAAATGCAGTAAAGTAAGCAATACCACTATTATAATCTATCTCTATACCCTCACCTGTTGGTGCAGGAGAGAAAGTACCACTTATTTCTAAACCATTATTAATTTTAGTTTTCTCTTCAAATGTATTTTCTCCTTCAAACGTATTATCTAACTGCAATATACTTTCAGCTTTTAAATCAATAACAACTTTAAAAGCATCATAAACAGAGTTGTATATTTGCCTGTAACCTATATCGTTAGGATGAACATTATCTACGCCAACATTATCTATATCATAGAAATCATTAGTTTTAACAATAAAGATAGGGTACGAATCATTAAATAACCCTACTACATTATTAAGCTCTGTGTTTAACTCATTTATTATTAAGTCGCTTGCATTAGATGGAGCTGTTGCATACCCAGCAGCATTTAACCTTGCAGTTTCTAGCATTATTATTGGTGAGCAAAACTTAGGTTGTTTTAAGTGACCAAAATAATTAATTGGCAAATTGTTTGTATCCGTATGCGTTACCCTTATTGTATGCTCTTTATCTTCTAATCCCTCAAAGTATAATATAAAAGGGGATAGAGTATTACTGTCTGCGCCATCACTTATACCATCAGTTTTGTTATTTAAACTATACGATACAGCTGCTCCCCCATCAATACTTACATCAAATGAACCGTGAACTTGAGCCACACCGTCACTACAGATCATAGCTAGCACTAAATTGCTATCTTTAAATGTATATTCCATGTAGTTACCTGAAACCTGAGAGTATTTACCGAAATTCTTACCGCCTACACTTGCACTATTATAATTAATCCATGTACCGCTTAATACTAAGTTTGAATCAACAATACTTGTATCTAAAAACCTATCTAGGAATTGATTACAAATAATAGCTTTGTATCCATTAGTTATTTTACTCATGGTTTTTACCCCATTACCTCCTCTTCTTACATCGTTTAATCCAACTAATAAAGAAGTTAAAGTATTATCTATAGGATTTATATTTGCATTATGTAGTTGAGCACTTTTTTGAATGCCTCTTCCTCCAATAGCTCTATTTGTGTTTGTTAAATCATACAAATCACTGAATAGTTCAGTATAATCATTTCCTGCCGTTGCACCTTGTCCAGCTGTTATACTGTCACCATAAGACTCATAAGTCTTAGTGCTTAAAGTTTTTGAATCTGATTCAGTTGGAGATACACCATCAACCGATGTTTGAAACCAATCAACACCAACTCCAGGCTCTGAGTTTTTACCTGTTGTATTAGTATATTCTTTTGAATTATGACCTACAACATCACCAACCCTAGAGCGTAAATTTGCATTCCACGTTACCGTTTTATTTTCTGTCTTCTGTATTATTTGTGTCATCTTCTACTATTGGTATTAATGTTTCCTCTTCTAATGATTTACTGAAATTTTCATTCCAATCTCCATATCCTAAAATCTCAGTCGCTTGATCTCTACTAATTAATGCAGTTGTATCATCACTACCTAATGCAGCTCTAACGGCTTTAACTTCTTTTAATGGATCTATGTGTGGCATCTTTTTGCCAAAGAATCTAGCATTTGAATACGCATCAATAACCATAAAGTTACCTTTATTCAAAGCATTTAAAAACCCTGGAGCAACAATTGTATTATCTAAAACATGATATTCTAAAAATGCCCTGTAAAAATTATGATAAAATTTCTTTGCAAATTTCTGTCTGCAAACCTCAACTATATGTTCCCAACTATTAATTGCGGCCCTACTTGATGAATAACTTTGTTCATAGTATTGTAATGCAACCTCTGGTGGAATATCAACAGATGCACACAATGAATAAAAAACAGATTTAAAAAATTCAGGATATTGTGTTTCCGTTTCTCCTGCAAAGCTTTTTACCTTTGCCCCCATTGGCATATTGTAAACTTGATTACTAGTTGCCTGTTGGATTGCATTTCCTGTTCTACCAGATTTATCAAAATCAGAAATTTCCTCTGCAACTCCCTCAACAGCTTTTTTAGAACCAAAATTACTAATTGGATTTTCACCAGTACTATCCTTATCATGTTCAATTGTGTAAATTAAATTGGCTGTTTGTTCTGCTTTTGATACACTTGCCTCAGAATAACGATCCAATTTCGATATCTTTTCCATTATAGAAGAAATAAAAGGAATACCACGAACACTATCAATCCTGTGTTTTGTTCCGTATATCATCCAAGCCATATTCAAACCACGACTATTTACCGCCTCTACTCGTTCGAATTTCTTAAACAATGTATTTGTATCTTCATTATTTTTAACCACGTAAAAAGCAACATGCGACCCTTTAGCATCTAATTCAATACCATGCTTGATAATGTTACCTGATTTTTTACTCTTCAATATGTCATTTCCCTCAACTGGAGTTTCTACATGCTGACCATCCACAACCTGCATATTAACACCAAAATCATCAACTCTTAAAATACACAAAGTATCACCACCTAAAAATGCAGATTTTAAAGCCTCGTTTGCTTTTTCATGGAACCAATCGTTTTTGTGATAATCAGAATGTTTTGAGTTTGAATATAAATTAAATAAAGCCTCAGTATTTTTTTGAAACAATTTTAAATCCTCATCAATACCAAACATTCCCAAAACAACTTTGTTTGGTTCAGCTTGCAACTTTAATCCACTCCCTAAAATCCACTTGAAAAACTTTCCTGTAATTATACCAACTAAATCTGTTTTTAATTGTAAATCATAAGACCTTAAACGTAATTTAATATGGTCTGGTGTAGTGTCTAAAACAGCACCTAATTCACCATCAGTTTTTTCACCATCATAAACATCTGTAATTATAGGGTTATTCTTTGAATAACCACGATCAGCCATATAATTACCCTCTAATGTGGCATTATTAAACAAACCTTTAATATTATCTAAAAACCCCATACTAATAATTTTTTCTACCTCTTAATACAACACCTCTACCATTGTATCTGTTAACATAAATTTGTTTTATCTGCTCTAACCCAATAACACCGTTTTTAATTTCGGCAATTGATCTAAAACCTGTCGTAATTTTCATCTGACCATCATCCATGCTCAATGATGCAGTTCCTGAATTAGAAATGCTAGTAATTGTTTCTAATAATAAAGCATCAATAAGCGCGTTAATAGCTGTGATCTTTGCTAAAATAGATGTTTTACTATCTACGTATTGTGTCATTGTACAATCCATAAAAACAAAAATACAAAAAATAAAACTAAAAAGGTAAATTATCGTTTACTATTCCATCACATACAAATTTTTTACCATCAATTATTATATGTTGCCTGTGATTCTTAGCTCCATTATAACTTATATTATTAAATTTAACATAATTTGAAATGGTTTTTAAATCTAATTTATGCGCTGATAGTTCAATAATTTGCACCAACTCCTGTTTGGTAAATTCCTGATCAATTTTTAAAAGGGTTTCCGCTATTGACTTCATAAGGTGCAAATTATTGAATGGTGTTTATTTACTTGTTACCTGTAATTAAAAAAGGCACTTACTCGGTCGGCTCAATATTACGCTCTTTAATCTCAACTAATAAAGGGTTTTTATGTTTGCTGTTTTTGTAAGGAAAAACTAAATTATTAGTGTTTGCGTATTTATTAACTAATTGTTTACTAATAATACATTTATTTTTATTAGAAGATATAAATACTTCTTTAGTTACAGTATCAGTAATGTAAACGTCTTTATTATTTCTTTTGCTAAATTTATTTACAGTATTTTTTAAATAAGTTTCTTTTTTTTGAACAGACCTACATTTTAAACAAGTGTTCCTGCCATAAGAACCAAAGTCTTTTTGAGTCTTTAATTCATTACAAACTTTACATCTTCTATGAGTGGTTCGTTTATTTTTTATTATTGCTGTTTCTTTAGTGTATTTATGGTGTTTTTTTCTCGCTTCTTCTAAATGTTTTACATTACCTAATTCGATACTTATTTTATAAGATTTCCCTTTTATTTTATTATATGATAAATTACAAAGTCTATTGTCTTTTTGAATTTTGTTTTTATGATAAACTTCATCGTTTAAATTATCGTTTTGTAAATTAGGATTAAAAGAGTAAAAAATAAAAGCAGAAACGTTTATAGATGTTACTATATTATTTTGGCTTAAAGGGCAAGTTAATCTACCATCAGGCACTAAAACTTGTTTTCTTATCTTTTCCTTTACCCATCTTTCAGATTTTCCATTAGGAACATATCTCCCTAAACTTTTAATCCTTCCTAAATTAGATACTTCATAAACACCATCAAAACCTAAAGCATCAACCCATATTTCATCATCTAAATCTTCAAGTGTAGAATTGTTGTATATTTTGCTTCCTACGTCAGCAATGCCTTTTTTAAAAACAGGTAACACCGTATATAATTTATTGCTATCCCTTATCATATTTAAAGTTTTTTACTATTTATTAAAGTCATTTATTAATCAAAGTTCCTGCTTATTTACACGCAACAAACCATATACACGTACGTTATAGTCCATTATGTTAAAATTCACCTTTTTCCATCATGTCAAGGCATCTATAACACTTGCTTTCTCCTATTTTTCTATCTTTTGGGCATTCACATAACGGCGCGATAACAGTATGTATATTTAATTGCTCTTTTTTTCCGTTATCCAAGCCAAGTAAATATATTTTATTCATATAATGTAATATATAGTGTTCTTGATTAACTCTATTTGCTAATAATTTAGCTATTTCTTTTACTTTCATTTCTATTTTTTTAGTTATTATTCACACAACTAACCATACACTTAACATTATATACAATACTATTTTTTACCACCAACTAGTACGGCTTCAATAAGTAAATCCTGTATGTAGTTCTTTAAATCTTTGTTTGCTTTAACAGCTAATATCTTTAACGGTTGCACTATCTCTTCTGGTATGTCAATTAGTTTTCTCATTTTTTAATTTTATTGTACATCGTTTCAAAATCCGTACTAGTCAATTTTAATTCTTTTCTCATTTCATAAACTAAATCTCCAAACACTTTTCGTTTCATAAAGTCACTTTCAATAATATCATAGTAAAGATTTTCAAATTGTGTTTGAGTTGCCATATTGTTTGTTTTAGTTTTTTATTCCTTATGGTGTAAATATATACTATATATACGTTAGTACCAAATAAAATGGCGGTTACTTTTAATTTTATCAAATTAATTTGCCTACCCTCAAAATAGTAAAGTAAATAACAATAAATATAAATGAATGATAGAGGGGCTCGAACCCTCAGAACTTTTTACAGTCCTATCCAATTCCTCAGATGTGTTATCCATTTGCACCACATCACTCATTATATTTTAACCGTTAGGGTGCATTAGTTCTTGCAAAACCCCGAACTGCATTTTATATAATCCGCAAACTCTCTACTTCTTGTTTCATCGGCAGTTTCTAGTTTTACAGTAAATCCTTCGTTTGTAAATTCAGTAAATTCTTTTTCCGTTTGCTTATCTATGTAGTCTATGTGTCCAGCTAATATAAATCCGTTACACTTCTCACATATTGCCACTTTGCTAATTTTTCCTTCTGTTCTCATTTTAAGTAACGCACCCTAACACTTTGTATAATTAATAGCCTAGTTAAGGTGTCTTTTTAAAGGCTATTACTGTTTAATTAATTTGTTGTTTATCTACTAAATTCTGTGCGTATTGTCGGCTACTAACCATACAATAAACGTTAGCAACAATGCTTTGCTTTCATTTCTTCTATCCATTCTATTGCGTGTGGTACACATTTTCCATGGCTTTCGCATTCTGGAATAGCATCTAATACTCTTTGTCTTTCATTTAATAGTTTGTCAGTAACTTCAAGTTCGTGCTTTAAATCCGCACAGTTGCTAACATCAAATAAAATCAATAACTCATCTTTAGCTTTTTCCCTATCAAATTCTATTGACTCTGTAAAAACATTTTCTAGTATTTCTATAATCTTTTCTTCCATCGTTACTATTTTTATTTTAATTCATTAGCGTTTATTGCTCTGGGTCTATACCTTTTTGCAATTTTTCTAATAGTTTTATTTCTTCTTTGGTAAATTCAACACAGCTCCAAGGTTGGTCTATGTCGGAAACATAATTAGAACCAGAGCAATTAAAAGTATGTTCCATAAATCGATCAAGCAACGAAACGCTAACAAAACCTATATTTAATTGCTCTTTCTCTATGTGTTTAGTCACAAATTCAGCAATTATATTACTGTTTGGTTGCTTAATTCTTTCGGCACTACATAGCGCTTTATTTAAAACTGTATTTAAAACAAATTCTATATCCATTGTATTTTTATTTAATTAATTAATACTCCACGCAACTAATCATAGCCAAACCGTTATATTCAATTTAGCCTTGCAAGTGTTTTACCATTTTAATAAATTCTTCTTCCTTATACCCTTGTGCTAATTTATAAATGTCAGTAAGGCTAAACTGTTCGCTTTGCAATACAACAACGGGTATATTTAATTGCTTTACATACTTCTCTGCAAAGTCAATCATTTCTTTTCGGCTGTATAATGGTGTACTGTTAAGCCTTTTATTTTCAATCCTTTCTAAATACTGTTCTGCATTCATATCGTTTATTTATTAAATTCTGTTATTATTCAACGCAACTAACCATACCCACGAGCGTTATACCTGCAAATATAATACTATTTATAACATACACAACTATTTTTTGTAATTAAATTAAATGTTCAGTAAACAAGGCCCAATCTAAATTTTTATATTTTGTTGGATCACTACGTTTAATCAAATCAATCCAAATATATTTGGCAGCAATATTATAAACCCTAACATCAAAGAAATGATTCTCAATACTACTCTGTTTTTTCTTCCAAGAATATCCAACAACCTCTCCATTTACTTTTTCCTCCTTGCGTTCCTCACTCTCATAATGTCTGAAAAAACCCTTAACAGAATATTTGCCCTTTGCAGGTTCTGGAAAATTCATAAACCCTGGTAATTGGGTTCCATCATCAGATTTACGCAATTGCATGTTTTGAGATAACTCATCCTTTAACTGGCTCACCTGTAATAAATACAAACTAGAACGCTCAGTTGATTTTTTAATTGGTTGGGTATCTTTTGTTAGCTTTCTAAAATTAAGCTCTGCAGATCCTTTTATTCCATATACATTTATTCCTGTACCACTAAATTTATTAACAAACTCATAAGCGTGTTTCGTAAAATGTCCAGTATCAATTAATGTAATTGCAATATTATATAAATCACCACTCTCATCAACTAAATCTTTTCGGATGATTTCCTCTAGCCTATCCCACGCACTATTACTTTGACCGTGCATATATGTTAGTTTTTCCCTGGATAAATCATCATTCTTTTCAGATTGTGTTTTTGCTCTACCCCTTTTAAATGTTCCAATACTACCATGATCAATTGAATAACTGGATCCGTTTGATGTATGGGCCAATATTTCCCAATCCAAACGGACATCCTCAATATCATTATTCATAATACCACCTAAATCAACTGCCATACTAATCAATGCAATCTTTCCATTACCATCAGCATCACATGTTAAATTTGGAACTACACCAATATCATAATCACTAGTGTTTTCCATAATCCTCATTATGTTTGGTGACTTTCCACGTTCCTCAAATGGTAGTCCTAAACGAATGTTGTTAAACGTTTTTAACTTATTAATGTTTATTTGACCATTTGGCGGCACCGCCTCCAACCATTCAGTTACTAATTTATTCCATCCAATAAACCCTGGAGGAATAATCAAACTATTCATTGAATAACTTCTCATGTATTTATCATTTGGCTCTGCTGTAGCAATCCATTTGCCATTCATATTTAATTTATACTTATCCTTTTCATCAACCAAATTACCGCAATGAGGACATTTAAAATGAACGCTGTTTTCAATCAACTTCAAATTCTTATCCAATTTCCAAACAATACCGGCATACGTTCCATCATCTAATTTAATTTGCCAATCCATAGGCATCCAATCATCACATGAATCACATTGCCAATTCCATTTCCGCTGGTCCCCCTGTAAATATGTTTCGTAAATATTTGAAATGCTCGTTTCAGTCGGTGTGCTGATATAAAAAGTTTTAGCCAAATTCCCAAAACTCGTTTGCCTACCCTCAATCAAACTACGCAAACTACCCTCCTTTTTATCTGCCTTTGGTGCAGCATCAAAATCATCAATGAACACCGTTTTAACACTAAAAAAACGGAACTTACTCGCGTTATTGGTTCCCTCAATTATCATGTTACCACCCAAAAACTCCTTAGATTTTGAAGTGTCACCACTCCTTTGACCTTGCGCCCTAACAACATTGGACCGTATCAAATCATTCAATCCACTGCTTTGCATTATTGGATCAAACCTCTGTTCAATTGTTTTCTTTGCTAAGTCCTGATCTCCTGCAGTAAATAAAATACTACTAGCATGTTCCGAAATTATCCAAGCCATACCAGGAACAACCAAACCCTGTGTTCCTCCAGATTGTGCGCCTTTCATTAATGATGTAACTCGTATTGGATTTGATGGATGTAATATATCAATCAACTCTCGCATGTAAGGTGATAAATCATAACTAAATTTTCCGCTAAACCTAGAGACGGAACCAGTTAATATTACATTTTCTTCTACCCATTCACTTGGAATGGATTTTACAGTCTTATAATTAAAAACACCCTTATGCATTTTATCATATGCATCGGCCCATATTTCTCCAATGGTCCTTTCTTGTATTTCGTCACTCATAATTTATTTCTTTTCACCTCTAGATCTGGTTTCTGCGTATTTGCTTATCTCATTTTGAATCCTACTATTGGAAACCTCATCAGCTTTTTTTATACTAAGACCTAACAACTCACTAATCTTTTGATTAATTTCTGATAATAAACTCCTATCACCTGCAGCAAGTATATCACAATAAACACTTGCAAGATTCTCATTGTCATTTTGAAATGTTGTAAATACCGTATGGATAGATTCTTTTAAAATGATATTAACTAATTCAAGTGGCATTAATTTACCAGCTAATTTATCAACCTTTATTTGCTCTAATTCTGCCTGGCGTTCTGCCTTTAATGTATCAGCAATTTGTTTACGTAAAATCCAATCAACAGATATTTGATCCTTTTCATTTTGATCCTTACGTTCCTTTTTCTGCTTTGCTGTTTCCTTTTTAGTGGCTCCATATTCAGGATCAGAATAATCAATTGGTTCAACTACTTCTTTATATATTTTTTCTATTTTTGGCAGCTTTACAACCTTTGGTTTTTTCTCAACCTTTGGAGCATGAGAATTATTAAAGTATAATTTATTGAACGCATTCTCCGTATCAATATTTTTATCTTTAACAATTATTTTTCCGCGCTTAATATATGTGTTGATTGTCGTTACTGGTTTACCACACAATACAGCAAATTCCTTTCTGCTTACTATTGACATTTTTTAATTCCTGATGGTGTTAAGGTAAAATCTAAATCTGCTGACTCATTAAACAATTCTTCAATAGTCTTTTCTTTTTTAGCGTAAACCATTAACATCTGTATATCTATTTCATTCATAGGAATACCCTCAAACAAAACTTTTTCTTTTGCTATTTCAAAATCTTCTTTTAGTCCATGCTTAGAGTAATTAAAAGGTTCACCATCCACACAAGGAACAAACATTTCTAATTTTAAAGGCTGGTTTAAAAAGTTGGCATAATTTACATGGTCCTCTTTTGGATTAGCCAATACATAATCTACCATTGATATTAATTTCATAATCTATATTTTTTTAGTTGTATTATTTTGTATTATTCCCTTAACACATAGGGGTTTGAACGTTTTGTTACAATTTGTGTTATTACAAAGATAAGAAAATTTAACACATGACATAATACATA